TCACTGCGCATGGTCACGCACGCTGTAGCGGACCACGCCCCAGATCACCAGGTCATCACCTTCCATGACGTGCCTGGACGGGTAGGCCGGGTTCTCCGACTGCAGGATTACCACCCCGTTACGCCGGTATAGCCTTTTACACACCGGCTCAGTGTTGATGGCCGCTATCACAATGTCACCGTGCTCGGCATCACGACTACGGTCTACGATCAGCAAATCCCCGGAATAAATGCCGGAGCCCTGCATGCTGTCACCCTCAACCTGCACCAGGTACATATGCGGCGCCCGAAGGTCAAATAGCTCATCCAGGGAAATGTGCCGCTCAAGGTGATCTGCCGCCGGCGAAGGGAAGCCTGCAGGCACGCGGAACGAATACACCGGCAACTGCGTGGAGCCACCGATTGGCGTTCTCAGGAATGTGATGGTCATGGTGGACGGGTCTAACAAACTGTATAAACATACAGATAAAAGGTAGATTGCGCTAAGGTCAATGTCCGGGCAAGGGAACCCGATAAGCGTGGAGGTTGGGATGTGCGGGAGATAATCGATTTACAAGGCTATGGAAGCCTACCTCAGAAGACTGCCCCTATACCTGGAGGTGATTAACGGGAATGACCATGAGCGTATCGACCGCTATAACGTCGCGCCGTCACCTTGGTAAAGCTGGATCTGGCAGAAAGCTGCAGGCTACGCACAGATCGAGTCCAGACGGATGCCCGACTCTCTTGATAAACTAGCCGCCTGCCCTGGCTATCACCGAGCACTTGCTGTCGAGTTTTGCCACGGCGCGCCCTCGGATTGGTACAAACACCCTCGAAACCGCTGAATTTGGTACAAAACACGTTGAACGATATGACCACAAACCCAGGCTCTAACCCAGCAACCACGCGCCCTGAGCCTTCCCGTCGCTTCAGCGTTGCACCGATGATGGATTGGGGGCATGTTAGTCAATAGCCCCGGATTCATTGGACACACAAAGCCTAAGCTAGACCCTTGTACCATTTATGTACCACCCTTCTATCTGCGGCCCCTCCCAGATTGACAGCGTCGAGCCTGCTCGGCAATCTTGTATCCATCAAAATGCCACCATCAAGAATGAGGATTAATTCCAGTCTCCTGCTATTTCAATTCCTGGGTAAAGCTCAGCCATCAGTTTTCCACAGCGCTCTGCGAAATCTTCTTCAACCGTCATTGACTCTGGGCGTTGTTTTATTTTTCTTCCAAGCGCTTCACTTACAAGCTGAGCAGCCACAATGTTTGAAACCTTACTCTTGCAATTTTTTTCAAAAACAACCCAAGCCTGCAAAAAACAGACAGCAAATAACGTTTTCAAGACGCCACTACCCTTTACCTCCGACTCAAAATTCTCCTGAACCAAAGGTGGCTTGTGACTAGTTAGGGCTTTAGCCACTTTAACTTCGTCCTTTTCGTTAAAAACAGCATAGGGATCATGTGCAAATGTGTTTCGAAACGAGTTGGCCAACTCAAACAGCTTCCGAGTTCCCTGATTCAGCCCGCCTAACGCTGTCAAAAAATCAACTTTGAGCAGCATTGACACTCTTTTTAGCTCAAGCGCATCCGCTTGCGGCAGGCACTCAAACAGGGCCAAGTCAAGCATCTTATCTATTGAATAATGGCTCTTTACCACTAGCGCCAGAAAATCATTTTCTTCATCCAACAGATTAAAAAAATCCGCTTCCAGTGCTTTAGCAGTTGTAGACAATTTTGACCTCCATGTTTCCGTGCGCCTAGTAAAGCATAACATCGCGGTGCAATCATATGGCTAGCGAAGCGGTTATGCATCTTCTTGAGCTACAGATAATTTTGCGGACGTAGGCTACCTGCCGTGTAGGCGATTGGGCGATAGGGATTTGAACCCGCCCGTCTCTCTCAATAGGCCGCCATAGCCCAGAAAAGACAGCTACTCTGCCGTCACCTGCTGGCCCGTTTAGGCCTAAGGCGCCCTAGAATTTGCCCTAAATGTGCCCTAAAAATTCTCGTACCTGGAGCATGCGCATGGATGATCAAGCCTCAACCACAGCCGACACCCTTGAGCTGTTGTATCTGAACCAGGTCGCCATCAGAGCAGCCCTGGAAGAGCTCTCACTATGGGTAAGCCATCGCGGCTCAGTAAACATTCATGAAAACGTCATGGCTGCGTTAGCGACCCTCGATATCCATGCCGAGGCAATCTCATCTGGGGTAGAGCGCCTGCGGAAGTGAGCCTCCCAGCTAGCGCCGGTTTCAAGCCCACCGCTGACAGAATCCACCCGGGATCGCCCTCACTAGACATAGCTCCGTAAACCTTAGTCTTGCCGACCTGCCCTGTAAGCGGCCTTCTCGCTCTCTGACAGGGCGACGGTTCTCAGCACAGCGCTGGTCATTTCACTGGCTACAGTCTTGAAGCAAGCAGGACAGTCAATATCCTCCTTCTCTTTGCCACCTGGAAAATTTCCGCTCAGGTAGACAACACTAAACAGCTCACCGCAGGCCGGACAGGTATGGACGCTCACGACTGGTTTACTCCCATGTGATTGATGGCTCATTGTTATCACAACGGACGCCCTTCTGCGAGTCGCCAGTAGATTCGATGGGAGTCTCCAAAATCTAGGGTCACTCTCTAGGGGGGCCTTGACGGGCTGAGAGCCAGTGACCAGAGCACAGTGAAAGGACGGACATGTCAAAAAAGCATCTGGAAGCGAAGAAACGGCACCATTACGTGTGGGCTAACTACCTCACACGTTGGAGCAACGGCACCAATAAAGTCCACTACACCACCAAGACAGGTAAAATTGCTTACGACAGCGTACGTGCGATCGTTGCCGACGACTACTTCTACAAAATCAGCCCCCTAACAAAACAGCAAGTTGAAGTTATTAAGGGCTTTTCAAAGATGTCACCCGAAAATTTGCACATGCAGCACATGGAGTATCTATCTGACTTCTTGAAATTTCAGCTAGCCGAGACCGAATATAAAAAATCCGGTATTAAAAACACAGAAGTAGAACTTCACCTGCACGTCTTGAAATGCAATCTACTGGAAAATCTTCACGCTGCCCATGAGCGCGCAGCCCTTCCGATAATATCCGCCTTAGCAGACGAGAAGCTAGATACACTTGACGACAAGAAAAACATGTTGGAATTCTCAATATTTCTTGGACACCAAATCAGCCGAACGAAAACCTTTAGAGACAGAGTACTCCAAAACCTACACAGAAGCACTCCAACTGAAATCGCCATTGCTGACGCAATGAAAAACGCCTGGTGGTTTGTGAGTTACATGTATGGCATGAGCATCGGATATAGTTTTTTTACAGCCAGACGCAGAACTACTCAAGCAATCCTCATCAACGAAACAGAGATCCCTTTCATCACATCCGACAACCCGGCCATAAACATTCACTCCTGCGTTTCGGAAACCGAGATGACCCCACCTGAATACGCAGACTTTTACTACCCGATCTCACCTAGAGTAGCAATTACCATTTGCGACTCGAAGAGATTTCAACCAGGGAAAAACGTGATCAGCGAGTCAACCGTGAAAGAACTCAATAGCAAAATAGCTGGACATGCAATGATAAATATCATTGGAAACTCAGAGCAGGTCATCAGCGACTTAAAGAAAATAGTTGGGCGTTCTTACAAACAAAGACAATCCAACCGAGAATCCTAAAATGATAATCACCAAGGTCATTGGCGATTGCCCTAAATGCAAGAAACCCCACTGCTTTGGAAACGTTTCCGTCTTCGGGGATCACCTTCTCAGGGGATGCAGCGAGTGCAGCTATTCCATTCATTTGCCTTTGCCAAAAATACAAAAAAAAGTTTTGTATTTAGATCAGTTCTTTTTTTCCGGGGCATTCCGAGGCAATGATCCGCGCTTTGTCGACGCAGCTCATCGTGTAAAAAAAATCGCTCAGCTTCAACTATTAGTGGCGCCACACTCTTCCGTCCACGAAGACGAAACTTTCCAATGGCGCGGACATAAAGAATTTACAAGCGCCAAGTTACTGGACTTCATAAAGGAAGCGTCTCGAGGCCTCGAGTTCCACCCAGACTATGAGGTGGAAGCAAATCAAGTCACGAAAGCTTGGAAATCGTTCCTAGATGCCGCGCCATCGACCTATGCCATAGATCGTCGCGAAGCAATCAGCGGCGCACTCAACGAGTGGGAGAGCTATTACCGGGTTAATGTACCTGGCTACTACAAGGACGCAGAGCTATGTCGAGCACTGAAAGAAGAAGCGGTCGACACTCTCATAAAGGTGTTTGACGGATGGCAAAAATCCACCAACACCTTTGAAGAAGATGTTGACATTGAGACAAACGCCACTGCGGAGCTGTACCTAAACTCATACATCACCATGGTTAACAGAATAATAGACGGCGACGTTTTCGCCACATTTGACTCCCCCATCGTAAGCCAAGTCGTCGAGCAAATGATTGACTGGCTTCCTAAAGAACAGCCCCTACCTGAGAAAATCAAAACATGCATAGAATTCTTTAAGTCCGAACACTTCAAGCAAATCCCTTCAATTTACATTTCAGTACGAATCTATGCCACACTTAAATCCATGGTAAAGCTAGGCGCTTACGCAAACCGTACAAATGCTCGAAAAAAACTCAATGGCGTATTCGGAGATATAAAGCATATTTCTCTTTATGCTCCTTACTGCGATGCGTTTTTCATGGATCAGCCAATGGCCGACCTCGTCCGGCAGCCAAGCGTCAGCTTAGAAAAACGCTACGGCGTGCGAGTGTTCAGCTTAAATAATCTACCCCAGTTTTATGAATGGCTTGACCAACTCGAATCGGAAATGACCTCAGAGCACAGAGCCGCCGTAGACTTAGCGTACCCCCGATGAGGAAAGCGAGAGCTGGCTAACACGATATAGCCTGCAACTGAGCTTGGCTAGAGACGAAGAGGAGCGCGAGCTTTGCAGCCGGCTTACGCTCGTGGTCGGAATACTAACGCTAGAACAATTGTCCCAACACCGTCGGCTCCCAGTTCATGATAACCAGTTCGCCGGTCATCTCCGCTTTTCCCTGGCGCTGGTTCGTATTGGTATAGCGGATATCGACGCACTCGAAGTGAAACCCCTCAAACGCTCGGCGAATGTCTGGGTGATCGTTAATGCTCACCATTACCTTGCCCTTACTGCGGCGCATGAAGTCGGCCATGCGCTCATACTCTTCGAACGGGAACTCCACGCCATAACCGGCAGTTTTCCAATATGGGGGATCCATGTAAAAGAACGTATGTGCTCGATCGTAGCGCTCAGCACAGTCGAGCCAAGACAGATTCTCGACATAGGTGCCTGCAAGACGCTGCCATGCAACTGAAAGGTTCTCCTCAATGCGCAGCAGATTAATGGCAGGCCCCGTGGTCGCAGTACCAAATGTCTGCCCAGTGACCTTGCCACCGAACGTATGCTGCTGCAGATAGAAAAACCGTGCTGCACGCTGGATGTCGGTCAAGGTTTCAGGACGCGTCATCTTCTGCCATTCGAAGATCTGGCGGGAGCTGAGCGCCCATTTGAACTGGCGCACGAATTCCTCCAAGTGGTTCTGCACAACGCGGTAGAGGGTCACCAGGTCACCGTTGAGATCGTTCAGCACCTCCACTGGAGCGGGCTGGGGACGCATGAAGAACAACGCGGCACCGCCGGCGAAGACTTCAACGTAGCACTCATGAGGGGGAAAGAGAGGGATCAAGCGGTCGGCCAGGCGGCGTTTGCCACCCATCCAGGGGATAATTGGAGAGGTCATAGGTATGCAAGTCTTTACTGTATGGATAAACAGGTGTTAGGCTCGCCGCGCTTTGTGCACAAGGCAGAGGCTGCGGCTGGACTTGCAGGAAGGGTCTGCGGGTTCGGCGGGCCGGGCTGGATGTTGGCGCATTCACCCGGCTCGCCTCTTTTCATTTGGTGACTGTACGGACGTAGGCCTGGCAGGCTTTCAGTGCGATCAGTCCTCGGTCACCGTCGTCGGTGATACCGATAATTCGTTGAGCATGCGCTGGGTCAAGTCGGGTGCGAACGGATCCATGAACCACGCCTCCGGCGCCGGCGGCTTCTCGCACCCCACCGTCACCACCCTGGGCGGCAATGGCTCCGGCGTCGACAAGGACTGACAGCCGCAAGTCAGCAGTAGCCAGCCTGTCACGCATGCGAGCTTGAATCTGTTGTGCATCGTTCATCTCCTTCCAATGTGTTTTGCCCTGCTCCTGCAGGCGATCCTCCAGGTCATTGCGCTGCCTTTTCTGGTCAGCCAACTGCTCCAGGGCTGCGGCTGCAGCTTCCTCACGCTCACGACCGTACGCCCGATCCTTATCCGCCAGCTGCTGGACATAACCTGTAGCCTGCTCAGCCAGCTGCCTTCCGTAATCGCTGGCCTGCCACACCCAGGCCCCACGCCCGCCGGCATAGAAACCGACCGCCACGGCCAGAAGTGCGATACGCCAATTCAGCGGCATTACTGCAGCACCTCGAGCGCTCGCTTGTAGAGCGCCTGGCGATCCTTCAACCCATTCAGGCCACCATTGATACGGCGGGTGATCAGCTCGAACACCGAGTCATCGGCTTGCAGCACTTTGTCAGCGAGGCTATTGAGCCCCGCCCGCTGCCAGTACCAGCCGGCCGACAGCGATGCGTAGACCGGCTGCTCGAGCAGATTGGGGGTGTTGAGCAAGCGACTGTCACCGAACAGCGCTTCGCTGCAGGCTTCGTAGTTGTCGCGGCCGGTGATCTGGATAAGCCCACGTCCACGGTACCGCTGACCATCACCGTCAGCCGCCGGGGTGTTGCCGAGGCGCTCCGCCAGCCTTCCGGTGTCGTACTTGGCCAGGTAGGTATCATTACCAAGCTCTCGCACATACAGCAGCTGGCCTGACTCATGTCCGACTTGAGCAAGGAACGCAGCCATACGCCGAGGGGTGATGATCGAGTACTTGCCCATTGTGGCGTTGAGGCCGGGAACAAAAACGCCGGCTTTTCGGCCGGCGTTGGGGAGGATCTGTTGCAGCTGTTGTACAGAGATAGCCATTTAAGTCTCCAGTGATGGTCTGTTTGTCTGTGCGGTTAAAGCTGCACGACTTCGAGAGGTGTTGAGGTTTTCTTGTTCTTGCCAACGGCCTTGGCCTTGCCCTTCTTGCCGCCGTTGCATTCAACGGTGGTCGACCAGCCGGACTGGGTGAACACCTGCTCCAGGGAATCCACCAGGTACTCGCCATCAAAGCCATCCTTGAAGCCCCGGGCGTTGATCTGGCGTTCTGCGAACAGGTCGACACGGCCCGGCATTTCTAGGCGCACCCCGGCGGTCGAGCGATTGAACGCCGCCAGGCGCGCCTTGGCGGCCTGCTCGGCAGCGGTCTTGTTGGGGTGGATATGGCGGTCGGTATGGACCGGGGGCAGGCCGCCCGGGGCGTCGTCGTTTTTCAGTTCGATAACGTCCAGGGTGCCGGTCTTTGCGTTGTGGTGGGTAGCCTTGACGCTCTTGTGGGTCGAGCGGTCCCCGAGGCGGAACGAGTAACGGCTAACGTCCGAGCGGCGAATGATGACCGTCGGCAGCGTTTTGCCGCTGGCCGTGACGCCCGCCTGCCGCTTGAGGACCAACAGCTTGCCGTTGGTCACCTTGGCGGTACAGTCATGCAACCGAGCAATGCGGGTAATAAAGTTGTAGTCCGACTCACCCAGTTGATCCGCACGCGGCACAACGGTCTGCACATCGCAGGCCGGTACCCAGCCATTGCGGCGGGCCACGGTGGCGACAATCTCAGCCAGGGTCTTACCCTCGAAACTGCCGTTGCGGGTGGTCTTGCCACTGCCGCGCATGTCGCTGGCCTTGCCCCGTATGACCAGCGTATCCGGCGGGCCGGTCAATTCCACCTCATCGACCGTATAGCTGTTGATGCGGGTCAGCTGCGCGCCGTCATAGCCTAAGAAAATCTCGACCTTGGCACCCCGCGACGGCAGCGAAACAGCCTGGTCACGGTCATCAATACGCAGCTCGAACTCGTCCGACTCCATGCCGGGCTTGTCGAGTGTGCGCAGCATCAGCAAACGGTCATTGATCAGGCGCGTGATATCGGTACCGTCAGCGACGATACGAAATTGCGGTTTCATGGATAGCTCCGGTTAGGCGGGATGCTAGTCCCACAGTTGGACGGTCAGCTGGTCAGTTCTAGCCAGTTCGGGAAGGGTGATCAGCACCCCGGCACGGTAGGGTTGCGGCTCGACGGCAAGGCCCGGATTGGCGCCCAGCACCGCCTCCACCGTGCCGCTCAGGTGCCCGTAATAGTGGAAACAGATAGCGTCGAGTACATCGCCGTCAGACGTTCGACAAATCATCGCCATAGCGCGTGAGCTCCAAGGTGAATGCCTGCTTCCGCGGGATTCCGCCCTGCAGCAGCGTGGGTTGTTCTTCCTCGATATCGGTCAGGCACCAATTGCCCAGCACCTGGCCATAGCCGGTGGTCAGCCCCAGCGGCTGCAGCTGGCCACCGATGCTGCGCAATGTGTCGAGCTGGCCGAGGCCACCCCGGAATGAGGGGAAAATTGCGCCCTTGAGTGTCAGGCGCTCATCACCAATGCCTACCGCCTGCTGCGCAGAGCGCCGGGTGAGGCGCTCCTGAGCCGCCCAGCGGAACGAGGTTTTGCGCCGCAGCTCGTCAAAGGCCGCCGTGTCCAGGTTGAAGTAGAACGGCTCCGCCTTGACGCTCTGAGGCTGCAGGATAAGCAGGTGGGGAAACGCCTTGATAGCTTCTTTGGGCGGGTCTTCCTTGGGGCGGATCGAGGCGCTGGAGAACATTTCCGACAGCGAGAAATTGGACACCATGCCGCTGATGCCGCCGGCCTGGTTGTACTTGTCCGCGATGTTAGAAATGGCCTTCTTTGCCCGGTCTGCCTGCTCGCCAAACTCGGCCACCCGTTCCTGCACTTGCGTGACCGCGTTGCTGGCCTGGTTGTAAACGGCCAACACCTTGCCGACCTTGGCCTGGGCCTGGGCAATGCCGCCCACGACCCGGTTCAGCTGGCCACCAATCAACTCCCCCACCACCGGCAGGGTTTCCAGCTCGGAAACCGCCCCTTTCATTTGAGTAACAGCCCCATTCATGGGGCCAAGCATGCCGTCCACCGTGCGACGGCCAGCCTCTCCTGCAGCAGCAAGCGACTTTAGGCTGCCCTGCAGCAGCTCCATGTACGCCATCGTTTATCCTCCCTACAGGTGCGGCGCGTCGTACAGCTGACGCGCGTTAAGGTCGCGGGTCGCGTCCTCGATCATTTGCATGAAATAAGGCCGCAGCTCATAGGCCAGCGCTTGGCGGTCCGACACATCGCCTTTCACCGTCACCGGCATGCTCAGCTCAAACCGCTGGTCGAGCTTGAGGGATGCCGGCTCAGCCTTGACCGGCGCCGGCTTATCCGCTGCACGCTGGTAGTCACCCAGCATCTGGCCCGCCTGAGCCAGGCCAGGCCCGACTGCGCCGGCCGGTTGCAGGTTGCCCAGCAAAGCCGCCGAATCGCCGGCCGACGGCAGCGCGAGGGGGACCCCGGGGTAACGCACCTGGTCGACGGTCGGCGCCGGCACCCGGAACGAGTCCTTGGAATCGGGGGCCTTTGGATCGTAGGAAGCCACCGGCTTGGTAGGCGCTGGCTCCACCCGCAGCGACTCAGGATCGTTACGCGTAACGAGCGGCGCGACCGGCGGCCGCGTGAGCGGTGCACCAGGGAAACGCACCTGGTCGACGGTCAGCGCCGGCACCCGGAACGGGTCCTTGGAATTGGGGTCCTTCGGATCGTAGGAAACCGCCGACCCGGCAGGCGCCGGCACCACCCGCAGCGCCTCAGGGTCTTTACGCGTAACAGGCGACTCGGCGGGCGCAGCTTTCACCGCCCCGCCTTCGCGACCTTCTGCAGGCGCCCCCTGCTCCGCCGGCGCTGCCGCTGGGTCAGGCTGCACCTTGCTGGCAAACAGACTGCCGACCTTGGCGCCCAGCGCGTCACCGCCCAAGCTCCCAAGGATGCCGCCCACCAGGCCGCCAATGGCCGTGCCGACCACAGGAATGATCGAGCCCAGGGCAGCGCCCGTGGCTGCGCCGGCAATGCCTCCGGCCAAACCGCCCACCGCACTACCGACACCCTCGGCCTTCTGCTCAGGCGTCTGATCGCTGGCCACAGCGTTGCTTATCTGCAGCGCTGCCACCGCTGCGCCCAGCACCGGAATCCCCTTACCAAAGCGGGCTAGGCGAGCAGCACGCCCCACCAGGCCGCCCACACGGCCCCACCGACTGCGCCGTGGGTTGCGCCGTGCGGTATCGCCCAGACCGCTATCAATCGGACCGTCACCCTTACCACCGCCTGCCTGGGGATTGATGACGAACACGCGCTGCACCCCGGCAGCACCTGCAGCCCCTTTGGCGACGTTGTACAAGCCTCGGGCCACCCGGATAGCTGCCACGGCCTTGGTGATGGCGAAACCACCTGCAACCAGCGCTGTAGCCCCAAGAGCCAACGAAGGCACTTTTTCAGCAATCCAGCCGATGCCGTTGGCCGTCGTCCGTAGTACATCGGCGGCGCCGTCCGTCAGCGGCCGCAGACCGTCACCGATGGCACGTAGCGCGTCGTCAGCCGCGTTGGCGGTTTCTTTCCACCTCTGCGAGGACGTTTCGCGGCGCTCTGCCAGGTTCTGGTCGAGAATGCCCGCCGCGTCTGCGGACTGGGTTTTCAGGTCCTCATACAGCGCCTTGTTTTGCATGTAAGCCATGAGCGCGGATTTGACCTGCATATCCGCGAACAGGTCGCCGGTACGCATGGACTCTTCCAGCGACTGCATCATGCGCTTGGCTTTCTCGGGGTCCGTCTCCTGGTTGATTTTGGCCGCCGCCTCGGCCATGGCTGCGGCCTTTTTCGGGTCGGTCTTCTGGATATACTGCTGGGCAAGCGCAAAGCTCGACTCCAGTGTCGACATGCCATTCTGCAGCCCGGTGTTGAGCGACTTCTGGTAGTCGATACCGGCGTCCTTGTACGCCTTGACCGTCTCGCTTGAGCCGATCTTTTCCATCCAGTTCTTGAGGTTGTTGGCCGCCTCGTCGGCGCTGCCTGCAGCCTTGATCTGCACCTGCAGCATCGAGCCCAGCTGGGTGACGGCGTCCATGCCGTAGATACCCTGCTTCGCCATACCAGCCAGCAGCTCAGGGAACCACTTGGCCATGTCGCTGGCCTCGAAACTACCGGCCTGCCCCTGGTAGGCAATGGCCTCCAGTGCCCGCTGCATCTCCTGCGGGTCGGTAATCTTGGCGTTCTGCCCCAGGGCATTGATCATTCGCGCGGTGTCGTTACCGTCCGCGCCCTGACCCACCACAAACTTGGCGGCCACGCTGGAATAACGCGCAGCCTCCTGCAGGTCCATACCGGCACCCACCAGGTTGTTGAGGACACCGGCCACCTCGTTGCGCGCCAGGCCCGTGTCTTTGGCCGTGGTGATGATGCCCCGGTTTAGCTCGACTTCCTCGGCCTTGTTGGCCACCCCTGCCTTGATCGCGATATCACGCACGATCGCCTGATAATCGGCACTGACCTTGGTGGGCACAGCCAAGGCCGCGGTGCCCACCGTGGCCTGCACAACGGTGGACCGCAGGCCGGCTTTGCCCGCCTCGATCTGCTGCAGCCCCTTGGCCTGACGGGCAGCGGTTTGAGCCGTGCGACCCAGCGTGCGGTAGTGATCCTCCAGCCGGCCGACCTCAACGCCCTGTTTACGCAATGCATCAAGGTTGCGGTCCAGCTGGTTGCGCAAGCCTCGAGCGCTGGCCTCTCCCGCCTCGCTGGCTTTCTTCCACTCATCGCGCAGGCGCATGGTTTCGCCAATGACGCCCTGCAGCACCTTGGCCTCTTCGCCGCGCTTCTTGAGTTTGCCTATGCGGCCCTCAACGTCCTTGAACGCTGCACCGACCGTCGCACTGACCACCCCACCAATCACAAGGCCAATGGAAAACTTGTTGTTGGCCATGGTTTCTCACTCCCACGCAGGCACAGCCCGGCGGCTCACTCAGAGAGCCACCAGACCATGCGCGCGAATGGCATTTGCTCCAGCTCGCTGGCCGAGAAACCCAGTTCTCGCGCCAGGCGCTTGGCAAGCGACTTTTGGAATCCGGGGGTGTTAAACCCCGTCTTGGTGGACCAGGCGAAAGTAGGCCGCGCGCACACGGTTGTAATCGCGGGTGGTCAGCGAATGCAGCTCGGCCGGTGTGGTATCGGTCAGGCGCTGGAACAGCAACATTTCCAGCTTGCTGTTGTCGTCGCCGGCCTCGGCCTCCACCTCACGGCTCAGACGGATCGAGGGCGATTGCAGCGTCAGGAGGTCGACCTTCACGCCATCGCGCTCGATAGGCTCCATCAGGCGCACCACCGCGTGCTCCAGGGTCAGCTTGAGCCATGCCGGATTCTCGCCGCTGTCATCGCCCAGCAGTTCCTTATAGGCCCGCTGCAGACGGCGGTAGTCGCGCACCTGCAGGGCCGTCAGCTGATCCTCGGTCAGCTCGCACAGCGACCCCAGCATCAGCAATTCGCGCTGCTCGTCGTTGTCCCCGGCCTGGTGCGCCACCATGAGGTCTTCGCGCACGGTCGGACAGCGCATGGTCAGCGCCTGGCGCACCTCGCCGTAAACCTCCAGGGGCACGCTCAGGGACACAACGGCGCGACTGCCCTCGATGTTGAGCCAGGAAGGGGTAGTGTTGGTAATGGACATGCTCAGGCTCCTTAAATGGCGAGGTCAGCGCGAACGCTGGCCAGTTGGTCGACACCGTCGATAACGCGGATGCAGTTCACAGGGTCGATTTCGTAGATGACGCGGCCGCCGACTTCCAGCTTGTAGTAGCTCACCGCGATGCTGTGCTTCATTTCGGCCTTCTCACCAACCTTCCAGTCTCCCGGATCGATTTCCTTGAGCGCGCCGCGCAGGGTGGCGACCACCGCCTTGGTGGCCCCTCCACGCCCTTTGAAACTGCCCCGGAACACGCAGTTGAAGCCTGACAGGTCAAAGTCACCGAAATACTTGAGGGTTTCCCGGCGCATGCCGTTGGAGGTAAAGCTGGCCTCCAGCTTCTCCAGGCCCATATCCATCTCAATCGGCGCGTCCATGCCGCCGCCGCGATATTCGTCGGTCTTCATCGTGAGCTTGGGCAGGGTCAGCGATGGCACATCGCCCTGCAGGCTGACACCGCCCACCGAGGCACTCATGTTGAACAGAATTTCTGGAATAACAGCCATTGCGTGCCTCCTTAGGCTACGTCGAGAACTTGGGTCAGGTATTCATCGGTCACCTCGATTTCAAAAATCGGGTTCTCGGCAGGCGGCACATCGGTGAAGCGGATCACCCAGATGATTTTGCCTTGGGCCAGCTGGCTGGCCGTGTTGCGCTCGGCGTCGGCGTAGACCTCGAAGTCAATCACCGCCCCGGCCGCCTTGAGGTCGCGCATGAAGGCGTGCACCGTCTCGGTCACATCCTTGACATAGCTTTTGGTGATCCCGAGGTCGACGGCCCATTTCATGCCGGCACGCACGGCTGCCATCACCATGTCCACGGTGCGCACCCGCGTGACGAATGCCCACTTGCTATCGCTGGACAGCGTGCGGTTGCCCCAAAGGCGATAGCCCCCGTCGCGAATGATGGTGGTGATATTGGCGTTGTTGAGCAGGTTGGCCCGGCAAGTCGGGTCGTTGTCCAGGTACTCGACCGCCCGCACGGTGCCGGTGATGTTCTTGATTTCCTTGTTGGACGGCGAAGCCCAGAAACCGATGTTGGCATCGGTCTGCGCGAACAGGCCGGCCGCCACTGGCGACGCCGCCAGGTCCTCGTCGCCGTTACTGGTAACGCTCCACTTTTTGACGCCGGGGTCGACCATGTACATCCGCTTGCTACCAAACCCGGTGGCATAAGCAATGGCCGCCTCGTCAGTGGTACCCGGCCCGTCGATCAGGCCCAAGGCTTCCAGCTTGTCTGCCAAGGTATCCATGGCGGTGGCCACCGCCTTGGTGGCCGAGTGCTTGGGAGCCAACAACAGCCGTGGGTGCTGGTTGAACAGGCTTTTGGCATCGAGCAAGGCCTGCAGGCCGCTGCGCTTGCCATCGGCCGCCACACCGCCGATCACCGCGCTGGTGATGCTGGCCGGTGTGCCGGCAGACGTAACACCCACGGCGATGATCACGGCCTTGGCCTGGTCGAGAATCTGCAGACAAGCTTTGGTCATTGGCGAGTTAGGGCCGAACGCCGCCACGGCCTCGCGGTCACTAACGACCATCACCGGTGTATTGGGCTCAGCCAAGCCCACCCCTGGGGTGTAAATGTCGACAATGCCGATCACCGACGACGAGGGCACGCTGATGGTGCGCCCACCCAAATTGACCAGCGAGGTCGTCACGCCATGAAAAAAGTTAGCCATAAATGCTCCCTTATAGAACCGAAAAAACCGCCTAAGGGCGGTCGTGTTGAACAGCTGGAAATGTGTTGAGCGTTAGCCCGCTCGGAAGCCGATGGCGAACCAGTACAGCGCGAAGTCCTGTACCGAATTCGCCCACTCGCCAATCATGATGTTGAAGCTTTGCCCCGTGGTTTTGCCCTCCATGATCGCCGGGGTCAGCGTGGCCGCCGGCACCCCCGGGTTGCTCTTGTGGTAGATCACCGGAATGACAATGAACGGCGCCGCCGAGAACCCACCCGAGTGGAATCCCACCTGGTACTCGGTAAACTGGTTGGGCAAGTCACCCACGTTCAAGCGCCCCCACTGGGCCATAAAGCCGTTGTCGGTGTCCCAGTAGAAACCGTTCTGCGCCCCTGAGAACTGCGAGCGAACGGCCGCGTTCAGCGCGTTACGCGCACCGTCCGGCGTGTTGCCCCCGGTACCGCCACGTTGGATAGGCAGAATGCCGCTGACCAGTTTGCTAACGTCCATGCCCGCTAGGCTCAAGGCAATCGACAGATTCTGTGAACCGTCAAAAAGCCCCTGCCCGGTCACATCGCCGGTGAAACCTAGCGCGCGCGCCGTCTGCAGCTTGGTCGCGCTGCCAGCGTTGCCTGTAGTCGGCCGGCTCAGGGTACCGGTGGTGATCTTGCCCGCATCCAGGCTGGGAATATCGGCGGCCGTCAGCGCCGCCCCCTCCAGCACCAGGCCCTTGGAGCTGACCCGCACCTTGGAATAGGTACCGGCCTGCACACCGGTGCTGCCCAGGCTAAGGGTAATGGCCACATCCTTGGCGCCGTCGAACTGAGCCTGCCCACCCACATCACCCTCAAAGGTGAACAGGCGCGGTGTCTGCAGTTTGGTCGCGCTGCCGGCGTTGCCGGTGGTCGGCCGGCTAAGGGTGCCGGTGGTGATCTTGGTCGCGTCCAGGCTGGGAATATCAGCTGCTGTCAGCTCCGCCCCCTCCAGTACCAGACCCTTGGCGCTGACCCGCACCTTGGAATAGGTCCCAGCCTGCACCCCCGAGTTGGCCAGGGTGACATTGATCGCCGCGTCACCGGCGCCGTTGAACTTGGCCGCACCGGTGGCATCACCCTTGAGCGAAATGGTGCGCTCGGTGGCCAGTGCGCGGGCCGTGGCGGCCTCGCCCTGGCTGATGGCCTCCTGCACCACCGCCAGGGTGGCCGTTACCGTGTTGGGGTCCTGCAGAATCTGCACATTGGCGGTGCTGCTCACCTGTATCAGCAGGCGGATCACCTGGGTGCGGCCGCTGCCCTGCTCCTGCAGCGGCTTGAAGGTCGCCGGGTAGCTGGCCACCGCAATCAGCACGCCGGTGTCGTCGTACAGGCCGACCTCGCGCACCCACCAGCCGCCGACCTCCGGCTGCAGGATGCCCTCGGCCACGATCACCGGCCTGCCGCTCTCCACCGAGAGGCGGTTGAGGTTGACCCGGAACACCTCATGAATCAGCTTTTTCTGCAGCTTGGAGGGTAGCGGCGTACTGCCGTTGCCATCCCCTACCGCCATGCGGGTGATCTTGAGGGTGGTCTTGGTGGCGATGGCTTTCGCCAGCGCAGCCGCGCCCGCGTCAGTCAGCATGGCGATGTAAATCGCGTCTGTATCTGCCATTGGTTCGCTCTTGAAGTAAGGGGCCTGCCCTCGCGGCAGGCCGTAAAGCGCTAAGCGGGCACAGGCCCGCCGTAGATGTTGGCCCCGACGCCCAAGGTCCGGTACTGGATGTACAGGCCCAGGCCGCGCAGGATTTCCCCGGCCCAAAAACCAAAGAACATCCCGTTATCGGTCCCCAGGCGCGGGTCGGGGGTCCAGCTGCCATTCATGGCATGACCAGGAATGGGGGTTACCGTGTAGTTCGCCTGCAGCTCGTCCATGCAGGCCTCGATTAGCACATCAAGGTCAGCCACCTGACTGCCGGCCATCGCTGCCAGGCAGGCACCGGCGAGCCACAGCCCGGTCATATGCCCGGTAAAGTCATCCTCCACCGGCTTGGGCACGCTGTTGGTCGGGAAGTCGGTCGGCAAGATGCCCTTGGAGTCCTTGACGAACTGCACCAGCCAGCGCAGCCAGTTCTCGGCGTAGGCGACCAGCTTGGGCGGCACGGGCTTGCCCCGGTGCACCAGCTCGTACCACGCCCTGCAGGCGCCCATCATCGCCCTGGGCTGGTAGCCGGCCCAGGCGTTGCCATCGCCCCAGTGATACTGGGTCCAGGTGTCGGCCGGGCCGTAGCGGTAGTTATCCCAGCGGTTCCAGATATACGCCGCCGCACCAGGTCCGAGGACACCGAATTTCTGCTGGTACCACTGCTGCGAGTCGTACAGGAAATCGACCATATTCCCCAGCTCGACGCTGTACGTTTCCGGGTCCAGGCAAAAGATCAGCGGGTATTGATAACCGGGATAGGGCATGCCGTGCCACGCGCCAATCTGCTCGGTGCCGTCCGAGTAGATATTGGAAAACGGAATCACCCCAGGGCTGTAGGCCAACGAGTCGTTGCGATAGCTGACCACCGTGCAATCGCCCACCAGGCCGCGAAATGCCTGCTGACCGTTGAGGGTCAGCCGGTACAGCATCGTGTAGCCGTCCACCCCGTCGTACAGGTCGGGCAGCTCGTTGATGCAGTAATACTCAAACGTCAGGTTCGTGTCGGCATCGTTGTCCAGCAGAATGTCCATTTCCGCCAGCTCGTCGTAGTTCGGCGCTGACGGGTTCGGCCGGCCGGCCGCGTTGGGCTGGTAGCCTGACAGCGTGCCGTCCTGGGGGCGAATCTGCACGGTGGAAAACGCGCCATCGGTGGCCGGCAGCATCCACCACCACCGCCAGCCGTCCTTGTCCTGAATACGGACGTTGAAATTGCCGTCCGCCCGGTAGGTAATGCTTTTTAGCGGCGCCTTTTTGGTCGGCTGCAGGTAATTGCCGATCACATACCACCCGCCATTGCCGCCACCCGGGAAGAACGAGCGCACCACGTTGCCCGCCCGACCGGGAAAGATCACCGGCACATGCCGCTCTTGCGACGTAATGTCGGCCGAGTGCACCACCGCGCGCAGGTCCGCCATGATGTATTCGGACCCATCATCCTTGGCCACCCGGTAAAACTGTGACAGTGGGATATCGTGCTGCAGCACCTGCCAGCTGGAGGTCGACTCCGGCAGCATGTAGCAGTAACGGGTGCCGGTGTTTTCGACTTTCTCCGGGGCAATCGTGACCTCAACCTTGGCTGTCAGCGCGCCGTTTGCCTGGTCGACCCCGCCGAAACTGGTCCGCACCTTGGAGTCCTTGCTGACGCGGAACCACACCGATTGCTGCTCGATGGATACCTGGGCGCCCATATCGGTCTGCAGCGTGATGTAGCCCTGCGAGTCACGGCCATACTCCCGTTTCGCCTCGCTGGGGTAAGCGAACTCGTAGGAAATGCCGTCTGTAAACGGCGTGGCGGCCACCGTGCTCTGCCGGAAAAATCGGTCAGTGGAGTCAATCAGGGTGTACTCATGAGCCGTGAACAGGCAGGCGTCCATGGCTTTCTTGTAGCGTTCCTCGCCGGTGATACGCCACAGCAGATAACAGGCGTCCATGTACCACAGCTCGCCGTCTGCAGCGTTGCCCATCTGGTTGACCCCGCCCAGCAGCGGTACATGCAACGGGCGGTTGTGCTGTACCGCATTGCGCGGGATCAGGTACCCGCCATGCTCGACCGGTTGCCGGGTGGCGTAGTTGAACAGGTGGGTGCCGTTGAGGGTGGTGTCCTTGAGTTGCACCCGGCCGATATCGGCGCCGGTGTGCCCTTCTGACAGCACCCTGCCGTCGAGGGTGATTTTCTGGCCGGTGTGGGCAATGATCCAATCCACCTCATACACCGTGCCGTCCTTGTCCCAGTCGGTCGATCCGTCTTCACGCAGCGCACGCACGCCGGCATTGATCGCCCCCCAGGCCAGCGCCCCGTCAAAGGCAAACGTCGCTTTGTCCAGGTATTCGCCCCAGTGCGGCGCACCGTGCGGAATCGACAGGGCGCCATTGGTGAAGGCGAACGGCACACCCTTGAATCCGCTGTGCGTCGGCTCGACAGGGTCCACCGGCCAGTTGGCCAGCACCGGCTCCTTTGAATTGATGATCCAGTTACAGATACGCCGCTGCGGCGTGTCAGGGATCGGCTGGCCCGCATAGAAATACTGCTCGTAGGCCTCCCAGTGCCATATGGCGGCCTCCAGATAGCGCGGGTCCTGAGTGGCCAGGTAGGCATGGGCATAGCCCAGGATATGCAGCGCCTGGCCCTCGGTGGTGCCGTCGCCGTTGGGCTGGTACTCCATCTGCGAATGGGCGATGAAATGCCGGTTGTTCGAGAGGACGCCCTGATTGTTTTGCACAAAGTGCTGCACCGTCGCATCGACGGTGTCGCCGGTGTTGTTGCGCAGAAAACGGTGATGGCCCTCGATCAGGCTGACGGCATTGGCCAGCGCCGTGCGCTGGCTGACCGGCCGCCGGCTGTTGAGCGGATTAAGAAACATTGAGCCATCCCCCGTCATAGAACCCGGACCAGCGCACCCCGTCCCACAGGAACGTCAGCAGGTCGGCCGAGCCCTTTTCAAACGACAGCACCGGCGGACGGTTGGCCGGCCAGCGGACGTTGCTCGGGAATGTCACCCGGTTCGCTCCGGTGCCCTGCTGCAGGCGCACCGAGAACGACCAGGTGTAGCCCGGTGGCACTGCCGAGTTGGTGAAGGTCAGCGCGCACTGCGGCTGGTCTAGCGTCACATCGAAAAAGGACACCCCGGCGGTATAGGCCACATCCAGCGCCAAAGCGCTGCCAGCAGCGGCAATGGCCTTGCGGCGCGGCAGCAGCAACCCGCCGGTCAGGTCGGTGATCATCTTGGCCAGCGCCAGGTAGGTCGGAGACGGCCCCGAAGCCGTCTCGACCGTGGCGTCAGCAGGCCCATGCACAATGTCATAGGCCGTCTTTGCGGCGGCTTCCATCAGGGCGATGGCGGCCGCCTGGCGGTCGGATAGTTCGCTCATGGCTTTTCCAGTAGTTCAGGCATTCGGTGGTTGGTGAAGTAATGCAGGTCATTGGCCAGCATCATCAGCTCCAGGTCAGCAAAGGCCTCGGCCTGCAGGTCGGCCGATAGAATCTCGGTTTCATCACCTGAGGAAACGGCCGCGCCCATGTAGAACTGGCCGTTGGGGCTGTAGGTGATGCTTAACCCGACCAGGTGCCGGCTAACCGGCTTGGTCGACAGAATCATGCGCTCCAGCTCGGCAATCCCACGGTCACTGAGGCCGGTATTCAGCAGCGCCAGGCTCAGGCTAAACGTGCCGGGCGGCCCCATAGGGGTCAGGTCGAACCACTCGACAATGTCGATAATGTCGGCAAACGGCGAAATGACCTGCCGCAGCGAGGCGATGGTGCCTTTGCGCTGGTGGACCTCGAACGAGTCGCGCACCGTCTTGCGCTTGATTTCCTCGGACCATGCCGGGTCCCAGCGGTCCACGCTGCGCTCAATCGCCAGCCATGGCAGCATGTCGGCCGGGCAGGTTTCTGGCCGCTTCATCGAGCGCAACACGTTGGCCAGGTCGGCCGGTTCCAGCCCCACCTGCGCCAGGGCATCCTCCAGCCCGGTGCGGTTGATCGGCAGCAGGCTGGTGTCACTCATCGGTACCACCCATCACAACGCTGGAGCCGATGCAGTTGGATGCCTGGTGGTCCTCGATCACATAGTCTGCAGCTGGCTTGATCAGCTCCACCCGCTGCACGCGGGGTACATGCAGCGCGGCATGGATGGCCGAGCGGCGAATATCCCGCCCCAGCCGGCGCTGCGCGTTGATGTAGGTATCCAGTGAAGTCTTGGCCTGCGCCAGGGCCAGCTCGTTCTCGGCACCCGGAAACATATACAGCACCGCTTCAATCTCGTAGTTGACCAGCTCGGCCGACTTCACGAGCACCCGATCACCTACTGGCCGGATATTCTCAGGCGTCAGCGCCTGGGCAACCTTGTTGAGCAGGTCTTGGGTAGCCACCCCTCCGTTGACCCGACTCAGGATGCTGACCAGCACGGTGGCCGGCGACGGGCTGCTAGCCTTCACATCCGCCACCCGCCCATCAGCGGATCGGGCGTGAAACTCATACGCACCGGCCGGCCCGGCCACCGCCATGCCCTCGAAAGCCAGCAGGGTGCGCTCGGCCAAAGATTCGTCGCTTTCCAGCTGCTCGGCCACCGGCGGTACCGCGCTCAGGTCCTCCGCCACGATCACCAGGCGCTTGACGTTGTAGTTGGCGGCCAGCTGATCGAGGTCGGCGCCCTGGGCGAAGGCAATGAACTGCGACTTGGCCGCATCGTTGATACGGGCGCGGGTCATCACCTTTTCATAGGCCGCACGCTCCAGCAGCTTGACCACCGGATCAGATAGCAACTCGGCGTTCCAGTTGTTGCCCATCAGGGCGCGAAAGCCCGTCAAGCCTTCCTGATAGAACGTCTCAAAATCCAGTTCCTCGATCACCGTAGGCGCCGGCAGGCTGGCCAGGTCGATGGTGCTCATATGCTTACCTCAAGGTTCACGCTGTCCTCGGAATAGGTGCCAGTGATGCGAAAGCCGATCTGGCCACCCACCGCAGAAACCACCTGCACGCTCTGCAGGACCAGGCGCGGCTCCCAACGCTGGAGCGCCCGCGCAGCCTCGGCCTGCACCGCGCTTTTCCAGCCGGCGTTAACCGGCTGGTCGACAAACCGGCGCAGCTTGCTGCCGTAATCCGGCCGCATCAGGCGCGACCCCACCGGTGTGGTCAGAATGTCCACGATGGACTGCCGCAAGTGATCGACCCCGGACAGCACGGCGCCGGTGTGGCGGTCCATTCCAATCATCGGGAGTTACTCCTGCACGCGCTGGAAATCCGGGTGATCATCGAAGGTGGCCAGCGCCTCGTCGTCCGAGGCCGGCACCCGCACCTCGAAATTGACCACATCGAACTGGGCGCCGTTGGGGGTGAAAATGGAGCGGGAGCGGAACGCCGCGTCTCGGTACAACACTCGTTGGGGGTTGACGGCCACAGGGGCCTCCGAAGCGGCCGCAGCCGCCTTTTGGGTCGCCATGGGTTCCTCCTGGCATGAAAAAGCCCGCGCGCGGCGGGCTGGTAGTTATCAGGGCTACGGCGCATGAGCGCCCGCCTGCTGTAAATCAGTGCATGTGGTTGGCGGTGTTGCCGGCCGTGTCGATGATTCGGGCGTCACCGTAGATATCGCCCGTTACGCGTAACGCGCCTTGAATCAACATCGGCCCAGTGAAACGCAGCATGGGCGCCATCGCTTCAATGGCCGATTCCGTTACGGTAACGACCGAGCCGCCCACCTTGATATCTACCTTGCCGGCCGGCAGCTCGATGCTGTAGCGCTTGGCCTGCCAGTCATAGGTCAGTGAACCGCCGTCCTCGAACAGCCAGCGCTGGACATGGTCGCGGTCATCTGGCGCCGGCGCAGGGCCGCTGTACAGCCCCGGCAGGAATGTGCCCTGGCTTACATCACCGCTGGTACTGATCAACACCCCCTGCTCATGCAAGCCAGGGGCAAGCCAGTGCCGCGCACCAGGGGCGGCACCCAGGCTATGCCAGCGCACCCAGGCGCTGGTCCATTCGCCATCCGAAACCCGGCACACCGGCGGATCGGCGGCGAGGTCAAGCGCGACGACCCGGCATTTGCGAATCATGCCGGCGATCATTCGGTCATGCTCAGCCAGCGGGTAGCTCATCCGTAATCCTCCCAATCTCGACATAACCTTGGGAAAGCGGTCCCACATCTGCAGTAGTGCCTGCAGCGGCCGGGCCGAGCTCAGTGGGCCACGGCCACTCCTCTTCCCCGAGATAGATGACCTGAGTCCACTCGACGACCCAGACCGCGAAGGTATCCAGCTCAGGACGGCTCCAGTCACGCTCTGCACGGACAAAGTCAGCAAAGCCGATAGGGAGCCCCCACGATTGCCCACGAAGTAGAACCGCAAGCTGCGCGGCAACGAAGGCAGCAACGTGGAGGCAGTTTTTCTCCTCTACCGGAACAATTGCACGGGCCTCAAAACGCGCCTCCACGGCGGTCTCGCCAGTCCCCGGATCCATATCCACATGGTCGAATCCGGCCAGTTCGAGTACAACGGCTGGAGGTGGAACGACCTCAATCCCGTCAGGCATGGTGCCGACGTAGGCCAGCCCTGGAATGGCGTCTTTGATATGTTGCTCGATAGCGGCATATAACTGCTCAAGAGGTATTGGATCATCATCCATTGCCTAATCTCCGTAGATACTTCAACAGCTCGAAGTTCAGCTCCTGCTCCATCACCACAAGCAACCGCTGATGCGCCTTTCTCGTCCATGACTCAAAATGCGGCCGCACCTCTTCCAGCGAGATCTTTGCCTTAGCTAATGGAAAACGGCTGCCGTTCTCACCGACCCATCCTGAACTCGCACCGCCTCTGGCAGAGACTTGGCTGGTAGGATAATCATCAGCGTTGAAGTGCTTACTGGCAGTGCGGATCCAGATATCCGGCTTACTGCCATACACAGTCCGGAAAAAAGCACCCTGGTACGAACGTCCGGCTACGGATACACCTGAGCGGGATTGTCGAGGGCGGCCTGCTCGACTGGCTTCGATGGGATTCAAACCGAACCACAGCTTGCCTTGGCCATTGCTGGCCACTGGGAAAGCTCTCAGGCGCTGACGAACAGCCGTAACCGCGATTCGCTCTTGTTGGCTCACAGATCTGGCAATGTGCGTGCGCAACCAACGAAGCGTCTTATTGATTGCCCGTCGTTCTGCCGCCTTGATGGCTTTCGGCATCAAAGCGGCGAACTTAGCGAAGTTTGAAGCCTGCTGCGCATTCGCCTGGAGTGTAATGAGACCTGAACTAGACGACTGTTTCTGGTAACTGCCTACGCTCATCAACGCACCTCACGCAGAGTCAGGTTGATCCAACCGGTCCCGTCAGGCTTCCTGCCCGCGATGACGTAACGGCCACCACCATCCTCAGGTGCAAGCCTGACCACCAAGTGCATCCCCTCCTTGATGCCATTCGCGTGGACGATACGAACGGCAAAAACAGGTTCGCGCACCCCGGTGTTGATCTGGCCAAGCTTGGGCTGGAGCCACGGCGCCGAAAAGAACCCCGGTACCGGCTCAGCCATACCTTCGATCTCAGCCTCGTCTCCCAGGACATCCAGTAGCGCACGGTCCATGAACGCCACCTGTTCACGGAAGCCCATGATCAGTCACCGTCGTCGGGTTCGTCCTTACCTGGCAGCTTGCCGCGAGGAGCAATCTTTCCCTCTTCGATAAGCAGCTCCAGCACTTCCTTGTCGGACGACATGAAGACCTCACCCTTTTTGAAGACCTTGGCCCCCTCCTGGATGCAGCCGTCCACCACCACGTATTCGACCTTGGCAGCCATGTCACACCACCTTGGCGAAGAGGAAGGCGTTCGGTTCCAGCAGGCCAGGCAACGGCGCCGCCTGAACCTTCAGCCAGCGTTGGCTTGGCTCCTGAGTGACCCAGCTCTTGGGGAAGCGCGCGGCTTCAACCAGGCCGCTTTCGATGGCTTCAAGATCCTGAATCGCCGCGTACAGCATGGCGTTACGAGTGGCGGTAGAACCTAGGATCAGGCCCCCGGCAGGAATCATTGGCTTTTCACCAGCCTCATCGTCCAGGTACCACTCGTCGTACGCGTAAAGGTCCACACCCGGGTCATTGAGGTAGCCGAGGTAAGTTACGCCGTCAGGGAGCTCTTCCGGCTTGATCAAGCCCAGGTCAACACGGCGGGTGTTCAACTGCTTGAGTACCGCATCGTTGCTCTGGAAAGCATCCTGTGCCTCCGCGCTCAACACCGCGACGTTGGCCGAACGCCCCGAGTCCTTGGCGATCAGGCGCCGCCACTGACGCAAGTTACCGATGGGATCGGATCCGGCGGTGTTCCAACGGCCAGTGGCCAAGGAGACCTTGTGGGTGTCTTCCATCAAGAAGTCGATGGTGTCATCAACCCCATCGCCGACAACCCGGATCCGACCAGTAGTCAGCGCTTGAGAACACATCCATTCCTCACGACGAATGATCTCGCCCTCAAGCTCAACCAGGTCACGGCCGAGCCGCTCGCCCGCTCGCTCAAGTGCGGTGCGCGTCGAGAACGGGGTTTCACCTGCGCCGCGTTTCAGGATCTGCTCTGCCCGGGTGACACGCTTGGGCTGAATGTATGGCGGCTGGTAGGTCGACGAGGCGAAGCCGGTACGCTGCGACACGCTGCCAGGCAGGGTCGGGTGAACGAACGGCGCCATTTTGCGCTGCCCTTTCACGATGTCGATGGTCACCGTCTCGGTGGGGAAGGTTTCAGGGGCGCCGGCATTAAAGAAGGTGTTCATGAGGAAGCGTCGCGGCGTCGCCAGCTGCTCGACAGCTTCCAGCATGGTCAGGGTGTCGAAGATATCCATAGAGGCTCCAATTATCGAACGAAGAGGCAGAGAGGACGCAGAGCGGCTTTCGCAGCCGCCAGAGTAAGGCCCTCACCGAGGGTGAGCTGGTTGCCCAGCACCTGGCCGGTCAGGCGAATAGGCGCGCTGTGAGCGCCATCGGTGGTGTCCACAGCGCGGTCGAGGATCGCCTTGGGGGCCTGCGATCCGTCCTCGGCAGCGGTTTTGCACAGCAGGTACTCACCAGAAGCGGTGACTTGGCCTAGCACTGCACCGCGCGGCAGCTGCTGGCCAGCGGCGATGACGCCGGACTCCATCACAACGGGGAAGTCCCCCGCCTCGAGCTGGGAAGGCGTAAAGGTATGGGTTACAGGGTTTGGCATGAGGAGCTCCTGGTTAACGGCGCGAGGCGCCAGAGACGATTGCGCTAACGGCGGCCTTACGCTCACCAGCCTTGCCGCCTTCCAGCGGAGTGGTACCGATCACGCCTTGTGCATCACCCTTGATGCCTGCGAGAGAAATACCGCGATCTTGCGAGGCCTTGAACAGCACCAGAGCCGTGGCCTCAACCGAGCTGCCATCATCGATCGCAGCGCCGATTTCCTTTTCAAAGCCTTTGACGGCCAGAGCATTAATGCCCTTGATACGCTCACGCTCGGCGGTGGCGGCCTCGGCTCGAATCGCTGCGATGTCAGGCTGATCGGCTTGGACGATCTCGATGGTGTTGGGGTCGGTGCCAGCTGCAAGGGCGGTGCGCAGTTCGGCCGTGGTTTTGACGGTGGTCATGGTGTTTGTCCTTGGGAAAGTAGTGGCCGGCTTGGCCAGTTCAGTGATCAGGGATTCCAGCGAGCCCACCCGGTGAGCCAGGCCGTGCTTGACGGCGTCGGCACCGACGCGGATGCCGCCGTGGTCGCCCATCTCGGGCACCTTCTCGGCCGCTACGCCGAGGTTGCGGGCAACCTTGCCCACGAAAACGTCGGCCATCGCGTCGATGGTCTCGCCCATCTTGGCGCGGCCTTCCTCGGTGCCGAGGTCAGGCCGCTTGTTTGGCGCGTTGCGACTGACGATCTGGTAGCGAGTGCGACCGGTCTTCTTCTCGTCTTCGATCACAGCCTCGACAACGACGCCGATGCTGCCTGCCAGGCTGGCCTCATCAATGACGATCTCGCCTGCCGCCGAGGCGATCCAGTAGGCCGCGCTGGCTCCGATGCCACCGATGTAGGCAACGATCCGCTTGCGATCCCGGGCTGCGAAGATCATCTCGGCCAGTTCGTTGATGCCCGACGCGACGCCACCAGGACTGTCGATGTTGAGCACTATCGACTTGACCTTGGGGTCATCCAGCGCACGCTGAATGTCGGTCGCAAGGATTTGGGTGCTGGTGGCGCCGCTGATCTCGGTAAACAGGTTGGCGTACCGGAAAATCGGGCCGGTGATTGGAACCACCGCAACATTGCCGCGCATGGTGACTCGCCGGGTTTCATCCAGCCGCTCGCCGCGCTTGGTTGCCAGCGCCACCGGATCGCCCATGCGGTCGGAGATGGTCAGCAGGTTGTCCAAGGCGTCGGGCATCATCAGCCAGGGCTGCGATGCAGCCAGCTCAAGTGCTCGAGGCATGCTTATTCCTCTTGGGGTTTAGGGTCAGGTGGGGACTCAAGCCCACCTTTTGGCAGAGCCTGTATGTTGTGCTCGCGCCGGTAGGCAACCTCTCGGGTACGCTGACGGATCACTTGCTGCCAGGGCTCTCCGGTCATGGCCGCCGTTTCCAGCGTCTCGTTGCTCACGCCGATCTCGATGCGTTTGCCCGCTGCATTGGCTTCCTTGAGCTCGTCAATCGCGCCACGGGCCGGACCAATCCAGATTGCCTGGCAATAGGCCTTGCGCTTGGCCGAGTCGTTGTAACCGGGCAGATCCACCAGGCCTCTGGCCACAGCCTCGTCGATCACCAGCTCGCGGCTTGGCTGGCAGAAGTCACAGGCCAGCCACCAGCGGCGCAAGCTATAGAAGCGCCAAGCCTGCAACATGGCTGCCCGGGCTGCGCTGTAGCTGCTGCTGTAATGCAACAACAGTTCCTCCAGCGGCAGCTCCAGCGCCGCGCCGATTTCCTTCACGACTGCGGTGAAAAACGGATCGAACTGCGCGTTGGGCCTGCTGGGGTTGGCGATCATCGGTTCCTCACCCACGCCCAGGTCAACGATGGCCCCCTCGCCCAGCGCAATTGCACCGTCGGAGGTGTCATCACCGCCTGGTTGCTCTTCTGTCAATGCGGACATGGGCAGGTTGTTATTGTTGAAGTTGTCGCCCTTCTTGATGAACACGGTGAACATTGCCGATATCACCGCCGCCATCAGCTCGGCGCTGCTGTAACGCTCCAGCTTCTGCAGTGGCTCAAGAACCGGTGACAGGTAGGGGGCGCCGCGCTTCTGCCCAGGCCGCTCTTTGTCAGCCATGACATGTAGCACCCGACGACGCCCGGTTTCAGCACCGAACACCGTCAGCCGCTCCCATTGCAGCGACTTGCCCAGCACATGCTCGCCCGGGTAGCCGGTGCATACGTGGTAAGCCACTGGCGCCCCCAGTCCGTCGAACTCGACGCCCTCTACTAGGTCCGCCCGGTCCATTCCGCCGTTCGGGTTGCCTACGCGGTCCGACTCGATCAACTGCAACCGCGTGCTGAAGATGCAACCAGGCCGCTCCTGATCGGGGCTGGCAACAAATACGTCACCTGCAACCATCGACGAGACAAGCACCAGAGCCTGTAGTTGGTAGTGGTTGAGCGATGCTTCGGCATCGCACTCACGTGGGTCATCGGCGTACAGCGACCACAGACGGTCCAGTTGGCCGTTGAGCTGCTCTGCCTCTTCTTCAGTCAAGCCCAACGCTTCATGGTCGACCTGGGCACGGCAGACGAGCCCGGTACCCACGACGTTGGTGCGCAATCGGGTAATCGCCGCGCGGGCGATCAAGTGATTGCGCATCGCATCGCGGGAGCGGGCCACCAACATGCGGCGCTCGCTATGGTTAAAGTCACGCCGAGGGCTACCTAGGCCAGGAATCCAGCTGGCAACGCTGCGCAGTACCCGGGAGGCGCCACGCCAGCGGGTTTCGACGCCACCGCCACCGCCCTGGGCGACGATCTGCTGCCCCTCGACTGAAGCTCTGGCCACACGAATAGCTTCGGTCATCAACTGCTCGGCAGCCGAATCCCGTTTTCGGAACGGCCACATGGTCAGATCCCCACGTAGGAAACGCGGTTACGGCCACGGCCCTGCCGGGCCGCCGTCTCTGCGGCAACCTCGGTTGCATACTGTTTCTCCAGCAAGCGCAAGCTGTTCAGCTCAGCCAACTGGACCTCTCGATCCTGTCGACGCAAGCGTTGCCCGTTTTTCAGGACATTCGAGATCGCCGCCCGGACCTCGTCGAGACGTTGTTGTGCATCTGTCATGGTGAACCTCGGTTAGCTGACGCGGCTCCGAGTGCCTCTGCCACGCGCTACCGCACGGCGGGGAACCGGCGCCACCGCCTGCTCAGTTGTGAAGAGGGTGGGCTGAAGCAGTTGCTGCTCCAGCTGGTCCCATTCGTGATCACGCAGCAGGTGCGTCTTCAGGCTGCGAGCCGCATGCAAGGCGTACACCTCGCAGTCCAGCGCTTCGTTGCGCCGGCCTGCTTTTTTCTGCCAGACCATCTTGCTGGGGTTACGCGGGTGCGGCGCCAGCACCTCGTTGGTCACCTGCTCGTAGTAGTCCGAGCGGATCTCGCTGTACCAGTGCATCCGGCCCGGCCCTGCCCCCTTGAGCTTCATCCGGCCATCGATAAGCGTCTTGGCCTTGTGGGTACCCACGATGAAAACGCGCAGGCCGTACTTCGAGGCCTTGGTGTTGTCCTGGCTGGTGTCTGCAGACTGGGCTGGCTTAGTAAAGATTTCCCGGTCCCGGCTGTCGATGGACGCGCCCTTGATCGCCATGATGTTGAAGCGCTGGCGATCTCGAACGTAGGTGTACACCGCATCGCTGGTGTTACCGTCAGAGCTGTCGATGCTGACTGCTGATACGGCAAGCTGCGCACCGCTTTCGGTGGGTATGGGTGTCGCGATGACCTTGTCCAGCTCAGTCCACACCGGGTCGTGCGGATCGATGGGGTTGCCTGGTAGCTCGCCCCAGTACAATCGCCAGGACTCCTCGCCCCTCCCCCAACCAACCATGACCAGGGCGAGACGATCACCCTGAACGTCGACGCCGACCGTGACCAGCAGCGTGCCCTTCGGGGCCGTCAACTCGGCATAGGGCTCGGCGCGCTTCTCCAGCTCGTCCGTCTTGGGCGCGTCGCTCTTGTACTCGTAGCTCTCACCCATTGAGCTGTTGGTGAAGGCAATCATCGGACCGATGTTGCCCAGCCGCGTGGCGTATTCCGCCTGCAGCTTCTTCTCCATAAGCACCTCAAATCGAGAACCGTGGAACTTGGCATAAAGCTCGTTGAGGATGTATCCAGCGATACCGCGAAACTCTGCCGTAGCCTCCCAGCGCCCATGCACCAGGTTGGCGTTCTTCTGATGGTCGTCCCATATCTCGCCGCAGTGCGGGCACGCGTAATAAGCCGTTTCCGGGCGACGCTTACCGTACACCTCGTGGAAGTAGTGCTCGTCCTCGTCACAGTGCAAATGGTCGAAGCTCAGCGCGTGCGACTGACCGCAACCGTGACACGGGACCAGACCCACGCGCTTGTCGGAAAGCTCAAGCTCTGCGTCGATGGCCGACAGGCCCTTGATGGTAGGAGTGCCCCCGATGATGATTTTCGACCGCCGGAACGTCTTGAGACGCTCTTTTGCCAACTTGATGCTGTCCCCCTGCCCCCGCAGGTTCAGGTTGCAGTCATCAGGCTCTTCGATGGCGACCCGTGGCACTGGCGTGGACTTCACGCTGGCCGGGCTGTTGGAGCCCACCATTTTCAGGAAGCCGCCGGGGAACCGCTTGAAGTCCTGGCGCTGTTGCAGCTTGCGACTACGCAGGTCGACCTTCTTCCGCAGCCGCTTGGTCGCCTCAATCATCGGCTCCAGCTTTTCCGCAACGTACTGTTTGGCCGCTTCTGCCTTGGGGAACAGGATCAGAATCGGCGTCGGGTCGAGATCGATCCACTTGCCGATGGCATTACCCAGCACCCCCGAAGTCCAAGCTACCTGGGCCGACTTGCGCCCCACGATCTCGAACACGTTCGGATCGTCAAGCGCCTCAAGCGGCCCACCTGGCCAGATCAGGTGCGGGGTCATGTCGAAGCGATACTTACCTGGTGCAGCCGACTCCTCGGGAGCGAGCCACCGAAATCGGTCTGCCCACTCGGCAATGGTCATTCTCGGCGGGGGCGCCCACTTGCGGCAGACGCGGCCCATGGCTTTACTCGCCGTCTTCTTCAGAGCCCTCCTCGTCGTCCGACTCGTCAGAATCCCCAGCGAGATCGTCGTCCTCGTCATACTCGGACAACCTCCTCAGTATTGATTCGATGGGCTCGCGGATCAGCTGGTCATCGACCTGCACGCCGTACTTGGCCGACAAGGTCGCCGCCAGCTCATCAGGGAAGGTATTGAGCAGCTCGATCTTCGCGGCGGTGATCACCGCTTCGAAGCGCTCAACCATTTCGGCCTCGATCACGACCTCACCCAGCTCTCGGGCCAATGCGATTTCTTCGCGGTCACCACGCAGGCGGTCGAGGCGGTCACGTGTCGATTCCTTCTTGCCGTTCAAGGCGGCCTGGCGCATCAGCCACTCAATCACCACCTGGGTGTCGTACTGGTTTTCGTTGCCACGGCCCACGCCGAACTCGATTACTGGCATGCCGTCCTTCTGCCAGCGGCTCAGGGTCCGCTCATCGCGACCGATGATCTCGCCCAGCTCAATCTTGCTGACTGTCTTGCCCATCACTAAGTCCTTGAAAAGACGGACATCCCTGCAGGAATTTCAGCTGCAGGAAAACCGCGAGTCTGCGCACCCGTGTAGGGGGCGGCCCCGGGGGAGGACCCAAAAATCGAAGGGCGCCGCACGCCCCAGTCCCCGGTGGGGATCACTGCCCCGCCTCGCCGCCGGCCGGCGGCACCTGCCCCAGTCCCAGCCGCTTGGCGGCCCAGCGCATGTAGAGGTTGATAGCGACATCGGCACCGGCCATCGCAGCCAAGCAACCAACCGCTGCTGCCGCCCATACCGAAACGCCGAGGGCGTACAGCAGCATGTTGGTCGAAAGACCGCAGGTAACGCAGGCACCAGAGCGCAACGCCAACCGGCGAATCAGCCCCCAACCGCGAGCGCCCGCCATATCCGCCCGCCACATCTCTCCCGAAACACCGCCGACCAGGGACAGCACGATCACCATCCAGATCGGCAGTTCGGCTAACGTTTGTTGCTCGCTGTTCATGTAAGCCTCATTGGCAAAGCACGGCGCCGGAAAAAGAAAACCCCACCAGTTGGCAGGGTTCTCAATGCGCCGACATATCGGAGCGGGTCGCACAGCACAGTGCTTGTGGGGGAAGCGCCTAAGCGCACTTTTCATATCGTGGCGTCTTTTTACATGCCATCGGAAAAACCGAAAAGAGGTCATTTTCGGTACTCCGTCTTGACGCTACTTCGACGCATCCTCGGCGCACACTCGGCGCATTGTGAACCGACGAACGGTATGTCGTCTGTTTGGCCCAGATCGAGCCATCAGAATGGCCAGCACCTGTAGGTGCAGTGACTTGATCCAGTTCCGGTAAGTCCGGTCGGCACTCTCCGCCAGCCCGACCTCGCGCATTTGCTCACGGATGGTTGCCCCATGCAGATACCTGAAAGTGGCCAGTTTCGCCAGGGTTGCCCCGCGCTCGTCACGGCGGTCTAACTCCGCAACTGCTGCATCAATCTCCGCTGCTGAATGATCCAAACCCGCTCCACCAATAAGTACCCTCGCCCCGGCAACTCCGCCACGAGGAGCTGCGCCCTTCCACTCCATGATGCTGCCCATCTGACTACCCAATCCGGCCTGATGCCCGAGGAGTGCCCGCTGTTCCCCCCAGTGCTGCATCAGTCCCTCAACCATTTGTAGGCGCTCGGCTTCGTCATTCATGAGTCTGCTCTCCCAAGATCCCCAACCCAACACAAAAAACCGCAACCCAACACAAACCCAACACAGTTAAAACTCAATAAATTCAGTGCCTTATCAATAGGCGTGTTGAGTGTGTTGGGTTTGTTGGGTTTTTTAGTCCTCGCATAGGTTTTTTTATAGAGCCGTTGTGCCGAGAGAAATATTTCACGCGCACGCGTGCGCGTGCGCAAACCCAACACACCCAACACAGAGGTACGGGAAGCCTTGAAATTCGGGGGTTCAACCTGTGTTGGGTTACACAAACCTACCCAACACAAACCCAACACACCCAACACAGGGGCTTTTGGCTTCATGCAGCCACCCCCTTCACGTGCTCCCAAGCATCTACGTTCCACCCTGCAAGTTTCGCCTTGCTGCGCCAGGTGATAACGGCTTGCCCCAGCTCGGCCGCATTGAACGATGGGGGGAGGGAAGCATCGGGATCAGAGGGGAAGAAGAACGCCGCAAATCGACGGTTGTTTCCGTCCGTCCACGGAATCGAACGCGTCTTCTCCACCGTTGCGCTGAGCATCAGTGAGAACTTCGTCTGACTCATTGAGTGCTCTTTGTTACGCGAACACCATTCAATGAACAACGCGTACAAATCTGTAGCGAGGCAGCAACCCCAAAGACCTCGTCCAAGCTCTCCAGTTTGCCAGAGATTCAGGAAAGTTTGCCATGCTGTTCGGCTTAGCGCGACCAGACGTTGTCTCGCCTCCGTCTTCGGAGGGCGAGTACGCTGATTGAAATCGCCGAGGTCGAGCGCGAGCAGCCAGCCGTAAAGCGCCGCTACACCACCGTTGGCCAACTCCCGGCCTATGGCCTTTTGGCGCTCTACCGGCAGCGTCTGCAACGGCCACATCACCAGCATACGACGATCATCATCACTGATAGGCCAAGGCATGATCTCGTTGCTCAGGAAGACCGCATTCATGTGGTTGGCTTCTTCCCATCCATTGATGAACTTAGACTCCATGCGCACGGTCTTGCCAGTGATCATGTGCTTGATCTTACCCACTTGGTTGTATCGCTGGTCGCGGCTGACGACCTCCTCGAATACAGCCCACAGTTTGCGGCTCTGCCAGGCGTTGAAGCTACCTTCCAACTGCGTCTGCCCAACAGTCGCAGAGTACTGGCCGTACAACTGGCCGAAAACATCCGCAAACAGCAGGCTCTTGCCCGATCCCTCCATGATGGAGTGCATTAGCACTGCTGTATCCATCTTGGCCCCCATATTCTGGAGCGGATACGCCAACCAATTCGTCAGCCAGCCCAGCGCTTCCTCATCATGGTTGCAGAGGAACGAGATCAACCAGCGCAGATTCTCGCAGGCTGCATCATCACGCACCGGCTCCAGAGGCAACCCTTCGAAGGTGTTGATGTAGATGTTGGGATCCTTGGTCATGGTAGGATCGAACACGATATGGTCGACGTCCACCACGCGGCGATCCTGGCTGTTGAGCCACCACTTGTAATCTTCCCCCATCGCCATTTTCACGGCGCCTTCGGCGATACGGCGTTTCTTCTCTCTGTCCCAAACGTCCTTGGTACCATCGATGTACACGTATCGCTCGATTGGGTCGAGCTTCAGTGCACCGCCTTTCTTGGCTGAGAGACGACGAACCTGATCAAGCTCCTGGGCTTGCTCGGGCGCGATCAACTTCTTGTCGGTACGCTCCATCCACTCCTTCGCAAGCGGCTTGCCTATAAGAGCTTCGAAGCCGCCACGCTTCATTGGCTTCGCCTTGTCCATGTCCCAGACGTTTGTGGTCCCCTCGACTAGGGCGAAGCGGCGCATTGCGGTGGCAATGTCCATGGTACTTCCCCCCTCCCCCCCGTTGACCGAGGAGGCGGCCGCGCCGGGCTCGCTTGTCGCGGGCGTCGCGTGGCGGTGCACCTCTTCGCTTGTCAGTCCATCTTCAAGGTGGCCAACAGGCTCATTAGCCGATGGGGCTTGGGTTAGCTCTCCAATGGGCGGAGGGGCCGGCGGTCTAGACTTCGCATCCAGCCCTAACATTCGCGCCGCCGCTTTGGTGGCCTCTCGTTGGTTGCCGTCGTGCACAAGGATGCAGTACACATCGAAGGCATCATTCTTGTGACCGTTAGCCAGCGGATCTGAGCTGTGGTGCGAATAAAGCTTGCCCTCCGAGATCGTCACACCAGGGTCACCACTGCTGCTGTGAGGGCAGAGCCACTTGCTACCAATGCGCTTGTAGCCGTGCCCCTCAATCAAAGTAGCGATATCGTAGGTTCGGTTGAACTCAGGAATGACTTCAGGCAATGAACTACCTGACGGCGCAGTGGCTGGACGAGGGTGCGGGGACGGTTGGGAGTCCGCCGGAGCCGACTTAATAGCCCACGGGCAAACCGCGAGCGCCTGGGGCTTGAGCTGGTCCCAATTTAGCCAGATGTTCAACAGCTCGGCGGGCAGATCAGGAAGGCCGGCGGCAGATGGCGGTATGCGCCACGTGTACGGCTGACCGGTGCCTGGGTGAATGGACGGCGGCAGAACGTCTTGCACAGCGCCACCACGTAGCTCGAAAACGGTGATTTTCTTAAAAGGCTCAGTCGCCATCTTAAGAGCCGCCTCGCGTGTCGCGTCACCAGCATCCTTCGCCGCCACCATTTGAACAGTGAGCGCTTTCAAGATCGAACCATCCGGGTCGGCCTGGTTTGGCCACGCCAAAGAGCGCCGGCTCAGCTCAACCCCATCCGGCACCCGAAACATCACACGGAAACGCGCAGGGTTACCTACGGCGGTTGGGTATGCAGCTGCGAGCGCCTCCAGATCCAGCCCAAAGGCCTCGCGCAAAGCAATACGGGACAGCGCGACATCATCCACATCAAGCGAACAAACACGACTGGGGCCGAGTACAACACCAAGGTTGTGATCGGGATGCTCCAACCAGAACGCCTCTGCAGCGTCTGCATCGGTAATATAGCCGTCAGGGGTATTCCAAGCCTTACCTTTTGGTCCTTTTTCGCCCGGCTCAATGGGCACCAGGGCGAGGCCAAAGGTTTCGATGTAACGGCGCGCCCATCCGGCCGTAGTTGCGACTGGGCGCTCACTCATCGACGGCGCTCCCGCAGCTCCTGGCAGTCGACGCAGGAATCGCAGCCCTCGACGGTCTGCTGTCGAGCCAACGGAATCGGCTCGCCGCAGTCGTCGCAAAACTGTGCGCTCGGCTTGCCAGGCAGACGCGCAAGGCGCTGCAACGACAGCTGGAGAAAGTACTCGACCTGATCATTCGCGAAATCGACTGCATCAGCCATTGACCTGGTCCTCCATAGCCTGACGCGCACCTGACGTAATCGCCAGCACCTGGCGGATAACATCCAGGCCACACGCCTCAAGCTTCTGCACTTCGTGCAGCTCCCACACGTTGTCAGCAGCACCTTCGTGCATGCTGCTCACGAACTCAGCAGCTTCCTTCAGCAAAAGGCCAACCGCTTTCAACTGCTCGTTGGTTGCAGGGATCGGGCACGGTCGGTACCAAACTACGCCGGCCGCACGCCCCAAAGCGTCGAGGACACGTCGGTCTGCGGTCCACTGCAGCACCTCTTCCAGCTCGTCTGGGGTGAGCCAGCGGCGTTCTTCGTCGTGCTTCAGCTTTTTCTGGAGAGCGTCGAGATCCATACCCATCTCAAACGCCAAGCGGGTGATCCCACCCTTATAATCGCGACCGGCGCGGTAGAGCGCCTGCTTGAGGGATAGTGCCGGCCCTACTCCCGGCAGAGTGTCGATACGACTCATAAACCGTTAAACCTCGATTAACGGTGTAGTCACAGAGGTAAGTACGCCCTATCCTGTGAATACGACCGAAGTGCTGTGCTTTGCGTGCTGTGCGGGCATTTCACGCGGTTCTAGTCATCCGGCGAATCTTGTGGTGAGAGGCAACCGGATGGCGGGTAAAACGGCGCTCTGCGCCGTGCTTGCTGAGCTAGGAATTCTTGTGGTGAGAGGCCCTAGCTCAGCAGTCCTTACTTAGGCTGCTTTTCAGCGACCTTTTTTTGCTCTTCATAAAACTGCTCAATAGCCTTGCCGATCTCATAGCGGACGGCCGCGCCTTTGGTTGCTCGGTAGATCGTTGGCTGTGTGACACCGACTCGATCTCCGATCGCACGCTGCGAAAACCCCAGATCAGTCAGTTTTTGAAGCATCTCTTGAATGGTCATTGCACCCACCGATGCGTTATCGAATTGGAATGATAATACCCAAGCGAATTGATGCGAGCAATACAATTCCGATACGCAAACGAATCAGAGCATAGGCCGTGATAGGAAAGCGCGTAGCACAGCGAATGCATGAACTGCAGTGGTCTGAAGGGGAATTGGGAAGACGGTCAGGGGTACCGCAGCCGACCATCCACCGAATCCTCACCGGCACCTCTGCAAGCCCACGCCAGGCGAACGTCGAAAAGCTGGCGAAAGCCTTGGGCGTCACCAGCGAGTGGCTTTGGAAAGGCGGGGAAGCGCCTGAACTCGTTATCGGCCCCAACTCCAACATCGAACCAGGACCACGTATTCGCGGATTTGTACCGCTGATCTCATGGGTACAGGCGGGAACGTGGTGTGAAATGCAGGATGTTCTCGAACTGCAGGATGTAGAAAATTGGTTGCCTTGCGCTGTATCTCATAGCAACGCGACATTCGCCCTGAGAGTCCGAGGCCTATCAATGTTCAACCCACATGAGCGGCGCTCGTTCATGGACGGCGACATCATCTTTGTCGACCCGAACAAGGATTATGAGAACGGCTCCCTGGTAATCGCCAAGCTCGCAGACAGCAAGGAAGCCACGTTTAAGCAGTTGGTGCTGGAGGGGCAGCGCAGATTTCTCAAGCCACTGAACCCATCTTGGCCTGACCCAATTATTGAGCTGCCCGAAGACGCTTCGATCTGTGGTGTAGTGGTTTCCAAGCTGGAAATCTTCTAACCACACCGCCCATACGATCAATACGAATTGGTATTGACCGTATAAATTCGTTTGAGTATTGTCTGGACCGCTACCCTCTCACCACCGAGGTCCAGATATGCCAACTGCACAGCACAGGAACGGGTGCAAGATCTACTTGCACCCCACCTCCTGCACCCACCCCGCCATCGTGGAAGCGTTTCAACGCTCGACCGGTCTGAAAGTGATCGTCTCCCCTGGGGGCAACGTCCGCGCTGTCCCTGACGGGAGTGCGGCATGAGCGAATTCACCATCAATCTACGCCGCGTGATGCTGCTGGAGCGCACGCTGGAGAATGGCGGGAACACCACCTGCCCGCTGCGGCGTCCCGAAACAACTGTCGACGCTCACATTCAGGTGGAAAACGACTGCCGCGATCACCACCTGCAAGTGCGGTTCGGCCCCTATACGGGCTCAATAACCCTGCGCCGTGGTGACCCCACTAAGTACATGTCCCTGCGCGATTTCCTGCAGGACGTAGCCAATGGCCGAACAGAGTCGGGCTTACAGACCCAACGCGCTATCGCCTTGATGGAAGCGCTGGATTGCGTGAGCGATGTTCTCCCGGAAGGCCTACGCGCCTTCATCACCCCCACCACCGACCAAAAGCAACCGTTTGGGACCGTTGTCACCAACGACCAGGGCGAGATCCGCGCGACGGCGTACGGCAGCTGTAAGTACACGCTTGCCGAAGCGGTGCGCGCCAAGCTCGGCCGACTCCCAGTGGGGCACGGGGAGCACCCATGACCGACACGCTTCGCCAGTTGCGCAATGAGTGGACAACGCCCTGCCCGACATTGACTGCCGTGCGGGAGCGCTACTTCCCGCACATAAAGACAGATCGCCGGTTCAAGGAGTTGATCAACGCCGGAAAGATTGGGCTGAAGCCCACAAAGCTGCATCACTCAGCCCGAGCGCAGTACGTGATCTACCTGCACGAACTCGCCGACTACCTCGACACCCAAGCGAAGAAGACGGCGTAACAGAGGCGGCCCCGGCCATCAGGGGCAACGTATCAGCACCAGGCCACCACCACACTTCAGGCCGGTGCTGGACACTTCGGAGCACAGCACATGCAACCTCATCAACAAGTACTCGCCCTGGGCATCCTGTGGTTGGCCACCCTGACTGTTCTGCCCTTCCTGTTTGCGAAAGCTCGCCATCGCGCCTTCAACCGAGGCCTGCACACCGGCAAACAGCGCCTGAAAGCCGATCTGAAATTGCAGATCAAAGGCCTTCAAGACGACTTGGACGAAGCCCGGATCCAGACCGAGGCGGACCAGCGCAAGCATCACCTTGCTGTCGCACACCTCAAAGGCAGCATCCGCGAGCTGGAAGCCCGGATCATGTCCTACACCGGGTTGGCAGTGACCAGGGCAGATTACGAGCTGCTCATCAGCGCTATCGAAACACTGAATCTGACTGAGCGGACCCTGAATGCAATGAAGGCAACCCAACAGGCATCACTCGCCGGCTTGCAAGCTACCCGATTGGGAGGTCTGGCTAAACGGATTCACACCCAACTGCGTGAAGCCCCAACCAGTGACGCAAACGCGGAGGAGGCAGCATGAGCCAGCACGACGATCCCGTACCGGCCGCGAAACCCAACGAAGCCGCGTGGCTCGGCCAGGCCGGGCTGTACCGCACTCGGTTTGACGCCGTGTGCAACTTCGAGCAGTCCGTCACGGCAGTTTCCGTCGACGAGCTATTCGAGCTTGCCAGTAAACAGGTAGTTAGCCAGCTCATTGACCGCTCCAAACTACCCAACCTGCGGGGACAGCATGAATGAGCTGGCTCTTTTCGCAGGTGCTGGTGGAGGGGTTCTTGCCGGCCACATTTTGGGATGGCGCACGATCTGCGCAGTTGAACGTGATGCCTACGCCGCACAAATTCTGGCGCAACGACAGAACGATGGAGTTCTGCCGCCTTTCCCAATTTGGTCTGACGTGCGCAGTTTTGACGGTCAACGCTGGCGAGGCCTTGTTGATGTCATTTCTGGCGGCTTCCCGTGCCAAGACATATCTAGTGCAGGTCCCGGCACTGGAATCGAAGGCTCTCGCTCTGGACTTTGGAAGGACATGGCTCGAATCATCAGCGAAATATTGCCCGAAGAGGTCTTCCTGGAGAACTCACCAATGCTTGTGGGACGAGGACTTGCCATGGTCGTTGGTGACCTTACCCAGATGGGGTACGACTCGGAATGGTGTCTTGTATCAGCGGCGGATCTCGGAGCGCCCCATAGACGTGAGCGCATCTGGCTCCTTGGAAGGAGAAACGACGCGCCCCCTCCAACACTGGCCAACTCCTGTCGCGAGCATGTCCAAAGGCTCGTCACCCAATGCACTTCAACGCAGATCGGGCGCCAACCGCTCAAAAGATCGCTTGGACCATACGGTAATGGCCCTTCACGGTGGCCAACTGAACCCGGACTGGGTCGAGTGGCTGATGGGGTGGCCTTCAGGGTGGACCGCCTTAAAGCCCTTGGAAATGGTCAAGTTCCACGAGTGGCAGCAACAGCATACCGCGGCCTACGTTCAGGGGATTGGTCGCACCGCTTTGGTAGCGACCATGAGTCCCGTGGGCACAGACACTGACAGCCCAAATCAACCAGGCCATGCTGATAGCGCTTCATTAGGGAGAAGCAAATGAATACGGCATTTATGTTGATGGCGCAGTACAACGGACTCGCGATCATCCCAATTGATCAGGTGTGCACTGACTACTTCACACATCTAACGCCTGAAATGTTTCAACGCAAGGTGCTGACCGGCCAGATTCAAATACCTATCACCAGACTTGAGGCAAGCCAGAAAAGCGCTAAGGGAATCCACCTCGCTGACTTGGCTTTATACCTAGACCTACAACGAGACGCTGCGCGCAAAGAATGCGCACAGCTAAACAAATCCTTTTAAAAATGACCCAGCTTTAAATCTGCCGGGTAATAAGACAAATCAAACACAAAAAACACGCAGCCAAAAACGGATCAGGGCCGCCGAAGGATAAACTTATTACCCAGCACAGAAATCCGACGAGCATGCTTCTGGAGCGTCAATGCAATTTCGCACGACTCAAGAAACTTATGTATCTCATGGCACGCCTGATAAATATTACTTTCAAGCACAACAACCTCACTCCCGAGTTGCTTTCTTGCCTCATCAACATCAATTACGAAATTATGATCCTTATAATGGTTAGTAAAATAGTTCGCAAGTTCTTGCGACGACTTCCGCCCAATCACAGGAGTAGCAGGCATATCCGTTTTTTTAGAGTCGAGCAAACTAATGGCGTATTGACTGTATGATTCTGCAATACGGTCGTAATGACCCAGCGCTTGGACATCCATGCCACTACCAATTAAGTATTTGGCGAGCATATCCGAAGCACCAGGATACTTCTCCGCTAACTGTGCGATTTTGTCTAAGGCACTAGAAAACGCGAGAGCGGGATACTCGTTAATCTGCGGGTCTATAGGGCCAAGCTCACTCATTGCGCCCATGTGGATTTCATCTGCTCCTAATGAGAGCAATGTAGCCGCTGATTTCGCCTCACCTGGAACACACACCAAAAATTTTGAGGTCGACTTGCGCCTACAAAGCTTACTGATCAGATAAGCAGGCTCCACCTGGCCGCCCGGACTTTTCAATACGAGCAAAACATTTTTTTTTGAATCGCAGTCGAGCAACCTTTGATAAACCGCACTAGCGTGAGTTCTATTAATGAGGGTATGATCATATAAGAAAACAACCTCATAATCATCAAGGACAGCATGAGAGTCGATGATCGCAAACACTTCTTGTTCGATCAATTCTATCAGATTCTCGCCTTCCAATCCCTTCTTAACCAAGGCGGTGACGGAAGGACTTTTCCAGGCCTTGCGCGCTTGGCTAGCTTTCGCCTTGGGTCGAAACTCGGAGATTTCTACAACCCCATCAAGCCCCTCGGCAGCGGCGCTAGCAGCAGCATCATCGGCATTCTGCGGGTCACTACTCTCACGTAGCTTGCTATGAACCGATTGTACGAATTCTTTGATGAAGTCATTTAGAGGCATCGGCCCGACGTTGAGGGATTCTCCTTCGCCATGCGACGCCTCACCGCCAACCTCTGATTGCGAACCCTGGGTTGGGATGCCCTCAGACAGGGGGGCTTCACCCTCTCCCGCTGAGCCGGACCGTTCACGGGCAGGCTTTTCAGGCAGGTTCTCTAAATCTTCACTAGGTGTGTCTATGGTCACCCGTCGGCCCTCAACGAAAAAAATTGCCAACGCATCAATTTTGCACCATCATGGTGTGCATGCATATGGCCATCATTGTGCCGCCCTTAGAGGAGAAATTCAATGTCCCGCATGAGCGTGAATCTTTCACCAGAAATGGAGTTGTTGGTTGAAGAGACGGCCAAACGAGAGGGAATTTCTAAAGGAGAGGTCATCCGCCGGGCTTTTGCGCTTTTTAAAGTCGCAGAAACGGAGAAGACTAAAGGAAGATTTCTAGCAGTGGTTCGCGAGAACGATGATAACGAACCAGAAATACTAGGAAGGATTCTAGGTCTTTGACAATGAAGCCGGACAAAGAAAAGTTTTCACTCGACGACCAAGATGTTGGCGTGTCCGAGTTCAACATGCCTGAAGCCAAAATAAACCTTGCCAGGTGGATTTTGGCTTCATTTTTCGTTTTGATCCTTCTAGCTTTCGCAACTACCCTGCTGCCTGATACCGCCATCAACGCTCGCAGTGGAAAATTCGTAGAAAGCATTTTCCAAAGTATTGTACCAATGGCCTCGATGGTAATTGGTTATTACTTTGCAAAGGATTAGCCATGGCTACCTATCTCATAATTTACGAAACCCAATCTGAAATTACGCAAAAAATTCTAGATGGCCTAATTAAAAACCTCGGCGAATCGATGCAGATTACGAGTAATCTTTGGGCGCTCAAAACCGAGATCCCCGCCAAGGAACTCAGAAACAGCTTGCGTGATCAATTATCAAACAAAGACAGATTAATGGTCGTCAAGTCAGGCAGAGAAGCCGCATGGTATAACTCTTTGTGCCCCAACAATTGGATTGTGGACAATTTCTAATGCACTGACAGAGCCCATGCCGACTTGGTCGGCATGGGTTCTAAGCCATCCAATTTCATTACGATCAGCTACGTGAAGTTATAATACATAACTTCATCGCGACATATGGCAGCTACCCCCATCCAATCAGCATGCCCGAGCACCTAACACCACTTTTGAACAAACGATCTTATCGAACCATCTCCAACACTGATACCGATCATCTCGTCCACGCAAATGCGTATAACGCCGTAGCGAATTCCAATCACGATGGCCGGACACACTTGAAACTCTAGGTATATCCCAATCCATTTCAAACAGTCGGCTAATCCCTTCGTGACGCAGGTCGTGAAAGTGTAAATCGTCGATACCTTTCATCTTGCACGCTTTGGCCCAAGCAGTACCGACAGAGTCAGTGTTGTAAGGGAAGATTTCAGGACATTCACGCGGCATGCTCTGTACGATCTGCCATGCTTCATCTGGCAAATGACACCAGACATCGTTACCAAGCTTCTGACCAGGGTTTTTCATATCCCTAACTTTTACCGCCCGGCGGTGCTCATCTAGGTCATCCCACAATATTCGCGTAATCTCGTCCATTCGTCTCGTCGAAAAGATCGCGAACGCCACCACCTTGGGCATATGGATGACTGACGGCCTGCGCTGTAGCATCTCGAAGAAGTGCTCCATCACCTTATCAAGCTCATCCAATGTAGGCCTGCGGTCTCGCTCGCGACTCCTCATGTTGTAACCAAACTTCTTCAGAACGAGCCGAGCGTCGGGCATTGCCAGCGGATTGATCTCATACCCCCAAGCCGCCCTGGCCAAGGACAGAACCGAACCCAAGTGAGCCAGATCATTGCCCGCAGTCTGAGGTTTTACCGCTCCCCCCTCGGACCCCATACGCCAAAGCGCATAATCCACCAGGAGCTGCTGGCTGATGTCCGAGTCGATCTTCTCCCCCAAGTAACTTTTCTTGATTGCATTGAGAGTTAGCCGCTTGGTTTCACCGAGAGGCCGGGCTTTCTCCGCCTCGATCAGGTAGCGCTCGATCATCTCCTTGACCGTGTGCCCCTTGCGGCTGGCCCGCTCGATAGCACCAGGTACCGCCAATTCGGTCTCTCGTCGCTTCGCCCAGGCTTGAGCGGCCTGCTTGCGGGCGAATGTCTGAGCTTCTTGGTAAACTATGACACCCTTTTTCTTGAGGCGGATCTGGACGGTGTAGCTAACCGTCCCATCGGCCTTTTTCCTTGCTCTGATCGTTGCCAT